CTCGTCCTCGTCCTCGTCCGGCTTAAAGCCCTGTTCCTTTGCTGCCTCTAGGGCGGTGTCGTGCTCGCTATAATCGCAACTGATAGCAGCCTTTAGTAGTTCAACGGCAGCAGATGCTGCTAGTGTGAATTTCATGTGTTTTTAGGTGTTTAGATGTTAGGCGGTGCCGTATCGGCACCCTACCACCCCCCCTGTGTAGGAGAGGCGGAATGGGTGACGATTAGGCCTGGTGCCATTCGGAAGCGTCAAAAGGACGTTCTGCAAACTGTGCGCAAACTGTGCGCGCATTAAGAGGGCCCACGAGCGTTTTGCTGTAGTAGCGTTGGCCGTCGTGCTCACAAAATATTTCTGGACCGTCTAGCTCACAGAATCCAACAGAGCACCAGAGCACACCGGCAGCGGCACACTCAGCGGGTGACAGCTTGTAGCGGATGTCTTCTATCTGGCCATTGTACAGGTTCACAGAATGCCACGAGCCATGAACTAAAGCTAGTGGACCTGTGGGAGTTAGGCGGGTTGTTGCGTGTGTAGTAGTCATTTTTTTAGGCTGTTTGTTTGTTTGAAATAACCGACCGAGCACACAGATTGAGGCTGTAGAGCGAGAATTGCAAGGGGAATTGTGAAAAATGTTGCAACGTGTCAAACGAGTGTGCGCGCAGCCGGCTGGCGTGCCCGGTAGCGAGTGCAGCCGGCTGGCGTGCTGGCGTAAGTATGGGTGTGGGTGTGGACATGCGATGTCATAGGGTAGGCTGCTAATGCGTTGAGCCGGCTGCGCGCTCTAGACAACGTGCGTAACGCTGGCGAGCTCCCTAATTCGCTGACTGTTTGCCTGGTTGCAGTCGCAATCCGGAAGGCTTCACAGAGCATTCAATAACCTAATACAATACCAGACATACAGAATGGACCGAGTTTGCCGGCATGGAAACGCAGCTCGGAGCAACCCGGAGGCGAATCCAAAGGGGGGGAGGGGGATCGGCTCCTCCTTAGATTTATAGTTGTATTGCATCCCCCCACCTGAAAATTTTATCCGCCAATGGCCCGCTCCGCCTCTGTACGCAGTCGTTCTCCGCCTTCGCCTGGCGTTGCTACTACTTGACGCTGCCGGTCCGTCGCGCTACACATACAGCCGGATGGAAACCGAAAGGGGACGCGGGCATATTGCCCCCATGAACGAAAGCTGCTCTTATTCTTTGGCGAGAGGCTGAGCGGCTAAGTGAGTGGCTAGCTTGCTGTGCAGGCTGGGCGTCCTTCCTCTGTGTAAAGAAATTGAACACTTTAAACCAAACCGTCGTAGTACTAATAATCGTATGAAATTTAAGATCAGTGAGAAGTTGGTTAAAGAACGCGATGGCTTGAGTTATAATTTAGCTAACTACGCACTTGGCATTGATTATATCGCAAAAAGAGCGTTTAAAGGCGTTCGGATCATCTTTAGACAGAATATACTCGATTTAAACGCGGAGATAATTGAGTTAAGCGTTATTGATCCCAGTCTTGTTGAACATAAACAGGACAAAGTGCCGATAGCTGTCGTTAAAGATGACGATAACGCAGTTATGATTCGGCCAACACTGCTTGACGGCTCCGTTAGAGCGGCCAGGGTGATTAAGAAATACGCCAACCAGCGGTTCGTGGAGACGGATCTACTGGGTAGAGTGTTTGTTGGCGAGAAAGGTCAGCAGATAAAGCTGCACCAGATTATTAACGTGAAAGACGGCGTCCTCTATCTCAGTAAAGTCCTCTTTACTCCATCTACTCTTTCTTTAATTTAGAGCGGCTATTGTAACCAGTCTGGTAGCCAGACTCGTTACCTACCTGCTCGAGCTGCTTCGCCGCTCTCGCTGCCGTATTCTTAAGCTACTTCCGGTAATAGGAGCCTTGAGCTGAGCATAGTACCCCCAAGACTGAGTGTTAGCCACCTAGAATTGGGGGTAGTGCTCATTGAAGCGATTTACTTCCGTATAAAAGTCACCAATATCGCGTCGCATATCATAGTCTTTGCCCATGGCTACCCGTTCAGCCAAGCATTACCTTTATCGCAGGTGACTATGCAGCACTCACTGACTCTAAACATCAGTGATCTTTAATCTAGGCCAAGAGGTATGCCTAGAACCATGTCTTCATCCCGTGGGTCCGTGTTTCAGGTTGACCAGAGGCTACGCGGCCTTCTTATGTTAGAGGCGCGAGAACTCTCCCAAAAACAAACTACCATGTCAACCTCAGACGATCAAAAAAGTAAACTTTTCCACAAAATTCTCAACTACCCGTTGCTCGAGCATCCTTTGATGCCGGCGCCGTCTCAAGAGCAACGGCAGCAGATGATCGACAACGTTGGGCCAGAAGAGACGATGCGCTTGTTTCTCATGCGGGAGCAGCGTGTTCGAGCAGAGCAGTCTGATCCCCACCGGTACGGTACGGAACTGGAATCCTGGCGTGACGCTGACGGTTTGCTTAACAGCCACTCGGAGCTGCTCATTCTTGGAGGCAACCGTGCGGGGAAGACGGAGTACGCTGCCAAGCGAATTGCCCAGGCTTTTGTGGGAGCGGATTTGAATGGCTTTGCTCCTGACTGGATTAAAGAGAAGTTCAAGAAACGCGGTTTGAACATCTGGTGTCTGCACACGACCAACATGACTAGCGTGTCTATGCAGCAGAACGTGTTTCACAAGTACCTGCCAACGGAGTTAAAGGAAGCCAAGCGCAGCAAACACACTCAGGTAAGCTGGACGCAAAAGAACGGTTTCTCGGACAATACCGCCGTCTACAATGGCAACCAGATCTGGTTTCTTAACTACAGCCAAGACATTAAAGTCGTGGAAGGTGGCGAAGTAGACTTTGTCTGGTGCGATGAGCTTGTGCCAGCCGACTGGCTAGAAACGCTTAAGTACCGCTTGATTACCCGCAACGGAAAGCTGCTAGTGACGTTTACTCCGATCCTTGGCTACACGCAGACTGTGAAGGAGTTTATCTCTACTAGCCGGATTAAAACCTGGAAAGAGAGCGAGCTTCTTCCTCACAACAACGTGATCGGTGTACCCAGAGGACACATGCCTTACACGGCTGAAGGTGTGTTTGGAAAACACGCTTGCATCTGGTTTCACTCAAAGCTGAACCCGTACAACAACTGGGAGCGGATGACGCAGACATTAAAAGGACGCAGCACGCATGACGTTAAAATTCGCGCTTATGGCTGGGCAGAACAAACTGCTGGCAGTCAATTTCCCATGTTTGGTGAAAGGAACGTGTTCACAGATAGTGTTACGGAACGCTGCCCTGAAGGGACAAACTACATGGTGGCTGATCCTGCCGGCGCCCGAAACTGGTTTATGCTTTGGGCCAGGGTCGATAAACATGGTACGGTTTGGGTCTACAGGGAATGGCCAGATCAAAGCTATGGCGAATGGTGTCTTCCAAGCGATAAGGCTGACGGCAGGCCCGGGCCTGCACAGAGAAGTGGAGCAGGCAAAGGCATTAACGAGTACACGGAGCTAGTTTGGTCGCTAGAAACGCATCAAGACAAGCGTGAAGAGATCGCAGAACGCTACATTGATCCGCGTAGTGCTGGCACTGAAACCACAAGCAAAGAAGGCGGATTGACACTTTTAGATCTTCTTTTAAGTGCAACCGAGCCTCTTTATTTTCTACCAGCAGTTAGTGTGTCTGTAGATGAGCGCGTTTTAATCATCAACGATTTGCTGTGCTATAATAAAGAAGCAGACGTTGATATTGAAAAAAACCATCCACGGCTTATGGTTCATCACAGCTGTCAGAACCTTATTTACTCTTTAAGGGAATGGACTGGACACGACGGTCAGAAAGGCGCGGCTAAAGATCCGATTGACGCACTGGGCTATCTTGTGGTAATGCAACCTAGTCACACGCCGTTATCCAACAACCAGTGGCAAAAGTTTAATAAGTGCGGGAGTTATTAAAGGATATGTACAATAGCAACACTGATGTTCTGGCGATTGCCTCAAAAAATCCACACGTTGGAGAGCTTTTGAGCGAATACAATCGTGCAATGATCAACTCCAGCCAGGGTAATCTGGTTACCAAGTTTGATAATATCCGCTTCTGCCGGTGGGCTGGACAGACGGATGACGGCAAAAAACACTCTGAAAACCGTTCTGAAGGCGATCCTGCTTGGCCATTTGAAGGAGCTTCTGACGTTCGCACCCGGTTGATTGACTCAACCTGTAACGAGTTAACTGCTTTGCTTGTAGGAGCTTTTCAGAAAGCTGAGATTAAAGCTATTGGCAACGAGCTTAGTGACGCTCCAATTAGCTCTGTTGGCACAACACTGCTGCGTTGGATTCGTGACTGTAAGCTGCCTCAACAGCTTTACAAAGAGGCAACTTTGGGCGCTCAATACGCGCTTCAGTACGGATGGAGTGCTTTCTTTGTAGGCTGGCAGCAGAACATTAGCGTTCGCACCCAGGACATTTCGCTGGATCAAATCATGCAGTTGGCCCAGCAATCTGGAAGCCAAATAATGCTGGAGCTGCCGCAGTTAATTGCAACTGCTCCTGAGCAAGCTGCTGAAATTCTTCAGGCTGCTATTCCGTCAATTAAGGCATCAGATGCCAAACGCATGGTTCGTGAACTTGCCAAAACCGGCAACACGACAATGGATGAGGAGTACGTTAGCCGTAATCTTCCTGAGATTGTTGCGCTAAAACCTTGGGATGAGATTATTTTTCCGCCTGAAACAGCAGATCTTCAACGGTCCCGCGTGATTTTTCGCAGGACTTGGATGTCTGAAGTGGAGTTGCGCGAAAAGATTACCACTGAAGGCTGGAATCCTGACTGGGTAGAACGTTCTTTGCAGCAGCTTGGCAAATCAAGCAGCTACTACAACATCAACCTGCTGCCGACAACTACCATGATGGTTTACAACGGTGTAAACTACATGAACATGGTGGAGATTGTTTACTGCTACACCAAAAGCCTAGATGGAGACGCTCCAGCAATCTTTTACACTGTCATTTGCCCACAGGCAGCCTCAAATAGAACGTCAGATTCTTCATCTTGGGCAATCCACGAGCGGCTTGATTATGCTCATGGCGAGTATCCGTTTGTTGAGTTTAGACGGGAACAGATTCGACGCGCGATCACTGACACTCGCGGGATACCGGAGTTGGCAACTACGGATCAGGACGAAATCAAAGCCCAGCATGACTCTATTCGAGATCACACGGCATTTTCGACGCTGCCCCCGATCAAAGTTGTT